GCCGGAACCGACTGTTACCGCAGACTGATGGCCGGCCCGCGCGTACGGGTAGTCGTCACGAGTCTGCACGCGTTCATCGAGCAGATCGTGAAGAAGATCGCCCTGGACATTGTGGCGAATCTCGTACGTGCGCCGGGCGAGGGCGGCACGCCGGTGGACACGGGCTGGGCCCGAGCCAACTGGGTGCCGCGCATCGGCGAGCCGTTTCGAGGGACCGCGGGCACACGCGCGGCCGCGGAGCAGGGCAACGTGTCCTTCGCCGAACAAGGCCAGGGCACGGCGTCGGTGGCCGCGGGTTACAAGCTGGGAATGGGCAAGGTGTTCGTCTCCAACAACGTGCCGTATATCGTGCGCCTGAACGAGGGCAGCAGCCGGCAAGCACCGGCGGGCTTCGTGCAGGCCGCGGTGGCGAAGGCCGTTCGCGAGGACTTGCCCCGAGCCCTGGGTGCACGCTAAGATGGGGCGACCATGACCACGCTGAACCAGGCCCGCGAGCGCATCACGCAACAGTTCCTGGCGGACTGGGGCACGACCACGCCGGTGGACCTGGACAACGAGGCTTTCACCCCGCCGGCTGGGACGGAGTGGGTGCGCATGGTCGTACGCCACGCGTCCAGTTCCCAGGATTCCCTGGGCGGCATCGGCCTGCGAAAGTTCGAACGCGTGGGCTCTGTGCTCGTACAGGTGTTCTCCCCCCTGGACAAGGGGCAGCAGGCCGGAGACAATCTAGCGCACCAGGCCCGAAGCGTGTTCGAGGGCAAGACATTCAACCCCGAGGCTATCCACTTTTTCGCTGTAGCAGTTCGTGACATCGGGGCCAGCGAGGGCTGGCACCAGACTAACGTGGATGCCGCATTCATCTATTACGAGACAAAGTAGCAGGAGCACATGTCGAGAGTTCTTACCAACAACGTCGGGCTTCAGTTCGCCAGGGAATCCACCATCGGCGTACTGCCTGGTTCTCCGCAGTGGCGCACGCTGGAACCCAATTCCATCGGCGCGTATGGCGCGACCATCACGACCGTCGAGCGCAGACCGATCAGCAAGCAACGCGGCCGAAAGAAGGGCACCGTTGTCAACCTGGAGTCCAGCGCAGAGTGGGATGCAGACCTGACGCTGGACAGCGCAACGGACTTCGCCGAAGGGTTCGTGTTCGCTGAGTTCGCGAACAAGGAATTCGACCTGAAGAGCAGCACCGGCACGCTGCCGCCACCGGTGGCGTCGGCCACCACGTGGACGATCGACGCGGCCAGCGCGCTGCTGGCTGGCAAGGTCCAGTTCACGGCAGTGCAGCTTGCCACCCTGCTGTGGGCGAAGGGCTACACCAACGCGGCGAACAACGGGCTGCACGTCATCACGGTGGACCTGGCTACGTCGGGCACGGTCCTGACTGCGGGCGGTTCGTCGCTCGTTACGGAGACGCCTCCGACGAACGCCAGCTTGCAGGTGTGCGGCATCCGAGTCCTGAACGACGCGGACCTGACCCTCACCGTGACTGGAAGCACTGCCACGCTGGTTTCTGGCGCGGCCATTACCAACTGGGCTACGCTCGGGATCTTCCCGGGAATGTATATCCACATCGGCAGCGCAACGAATGCGGGCGCCTTGCAGTTCGGCCTGGGTGCGGGCGGCACGGTTAGCTTCGGCTACGCGCGTGTTACGTCGATCAGCGGCCCCACGCTCAACCTGGACAAGCTGTCCACCACGTTGTCCACCGCGGTGGGTGCGGCGGGCCTGAGCCAGGACGTTCTTTTCGGCCGGTTCCTGCGCAACGTTGCGGTGGATGCCGACGCGGACGACAACCGCTACCTGGAACAAAGCTACCAGTTCGAGGCCGCGTACCCGGACCTGGGCGGCGTGGGAGTGGACGAGTACGAGTACGCCATTGGCAACTTCGCGAATGAATGGGCCATCAACATCCCGCTGATCGAGAAGGCCACGGCCACGTGGAACTTCGTGGGCACGAACAGTGACCCGATCACGAGCACGCGCAAAACGAACGCGTCGGCTGCACGCAATCCGTTGCGCACGACTGCAATCAACACGTCCAGCGACGTGGTGCGCATCACTACCGACCTGGTGTCCAGCCAGTCCGATGTCTGCTTCAAGTCCCTGACGTTCACGCTGGGAAACAACGTCACGCCGGAGAACTGCATCGGCACTCTTGGAGCCAGCTACGTCAACACGGGGCTGTTCGAGGTGAACCTGGACGGACAGATGGCCTTCACGCGCAAAGAGATCGTGAACGCCATCCGCAACAACACCACGGTTACCTTCTCGTGCATCCTGCGCAACCAGGACGGCGCGCTGGTCATCGACATTCCCAGCCTGACGTTCGGCGGCGGAGATCGCGAGTTCCCGCTGGACGCTACGGTGCTGGTGAACATCACGGGGCTTGCATTCAACGACCCCGCTGGTACGATCCCGAACGTGTCCCTGGGCATCAGCGTCTTCGCTGTTGTTCCGTGGGCGTAATCCCGTGGCCTAGTCTCTAGGCCCTTTCTCTGACCCGACCCGCTATGCAATTCGAGCACCTTTCCCGTCTTGACCCCCAGGGCGAAACGTCCTGGCTGGATCTTCCCATGATCGCCCCCGATGCCGCAGTGCAGCTTCGGTTCGCGGGCGAATCGAACGCCCCCTACTACAACGCGATGCTGGCCCGGTCCGGCAAGCGCACGCGTCTGATCGCGGCGCGCGGTCCGTCGGCCATCGACGCGAAGATGATCGCGGAGAACCGCGCCGAGGACCGCGACCTGTTCCCGAAGCATGTGCTGATCGGCTGGCGCGGCATCCGCGACACTGCGGGCCAGCCTGTCGAGTGCACGCTGGAGAACCGCAAGGCCTTCTGCGCGGCGCTGCCGTCCTGGATCTTCGACCAGATCCGGAACCACGCGGGCCAGCCCGAACGGTTCCTGCACCAGGACGAAGAGACCCCGCCGGACAGCGGGGAACTAGCAAAAAACTGACGGACCGTCTGCGCTGGGAGCTGCGTTACGCCCGGGACGGTTGGATGATCGATTCCGGGCAGTACCAGAACAGCACAGGCGGGCTTCCATCCTGGTACCTGGAGCGGCCCGCACACGTGCGCGGGGATGAGTTCTACCTGGTGGCCTTTTGGGAGCTATCCACCGAGCGACAGTACGGCCAGGTCCTGGGCCCGATCCCGCACCACTTCATCGTGGAATACGGCTACCGGAAGAGGCTGGGCCCTGCTATGATCGAAGTCCTGGTGTCTGTCATCCGCGAGCTTGACGAGAAGTTCCTGGAGTGGCAGCGCGAAGAGCAACGGCAGCGCAACAACAGGCCTAAGAAGTAGCGCATGGTGGACTTCCGCATTGACGTGGTGATCGATCCGCGCGGAGCGGTGACGGGTACTACCACGGTCGAAAAGAGCCTGCTGCGGCTGGAGAACAGCGCGGACCGGCTACGACTGGGACTCGGCCGGGCCTTCGCATTCCTTGCCGGCGGCGCCGGAGTTTCTGCGGCTGTGCGCGTGCTGGCCCAGTTCGAACAGTCCATGTCCACCGTGCGCGCAGTCTCGGGCGCCACCGCGGACCAGTTCGACCAGTTGAACAAGGCAGTGCAAGAACTGGGGCTTACCACGCGGTTCAGCGCAGGGCAGGCCGCGGATGCGCTGGGCGACCTGTCCCGAGCGGGCTTCACGGCGGAAGAGTCCATGTCCGCGCTGGGGGATACGCTGCTGCTGGCCCAGGCCGGCGGGCTCGGGCTCGCAGAAGCCGCGGACATTGCAGCGACGACAATCCGAGGGTTCCGTCTGGAAGCGGATCAGATGGGCCGTGTGGCGGACGTGCTGGCGGCCATCGCGAACAAGACGAACACGAGCGTGGGCGAGATGGGCGAGGGCCTGAAGTTCGTCGCCCCGATCGCGGCCGGCCTGGGTGTAACGCTGGAGCAGACGGCGGCGGCCATGGGCGTGTTGTCCGATGCCGGCCTGAAGGCGAGCCTGGCGGGCACGGGTCTGCGGCGTGTGCTGTCCGAGCTGGAAAGCCCGAGCGCGAACAGCCAGAAGATTCTGGCACGGCTCGGCGTATCGGCCGACGAGGTGCGCGTGTCGCAGGTGGGCCTGGCGCAGGCCATCGAACGACTGGGCCAGGCTGGCCTGACCACAGGCCAGGCGCTGGAAGTGTTCGGAGACCGCGGCGGCCCGGCCTTCGAAGTGTTGGCGAAGAACGCGGACCGGGTGAAACTTCTGACCGAGCTGATGAACAACGTGGCCGGGAGTGCGCAGACCACGGCGGACATCATGGACGACAACCTGAACGGCGCGCTGTTGAAAGTAAAAGCGTCGTTCCAGGGCCTGATCATCGCGCTGGGCCAGGCAGGGGTTAGCGAGAAGCTGGCTTCCTTCTTCGTAAGCCTGCTGGACAGCATCCGGTTCCTGGCGGCGAACGCGGATTCGGTCCTGCGCTTCTTCGAAAACTTGGCTTTGCTGCTGGGCCCTCGGTTCCTGCTGGGTGCGCTGCGCGCGATCACCACCCTGATGTTGGCGAACCCCTTCGTGTTGCTGGCTACGGGAATCGCTCTGGCGGCGACGGCCATTCCCCAACTGCAAGAGGGGCTGGACCAGATCGTGAAGATGATTCAGGACGTGGGCGCGGCCATCCTGGAGGGAATCGACTTCGGCGGGCTCGTCCGTGGATTCGCGAAGGTGATCGACGACACGGTGGCGCTGTTCGCCGGCCTGGGCGCGGCGCTGGGTGTGGTGTTCGACAACCTGGCGACGCAGCCCGCGCGAGTGGGCGAGCTGATGCTGAAGGCTTTCCGCGACGCGATCGAAGCCACGCTGGACTTCTTCCTGGCGTTCGGCGAAACGGTTGGCCGGATCATCCTGGGCGTTGGAAAGGACATCCTGGAGATTGTGGCCAACGCGTCGGGCGCCATCGGCGCGATCAGCGTAGGCAACCTGGAGGCGGCGCAGACGTTCGCGGACAACGTAACCGGCACCCTGTCCCGCATGGGCAACCGAGTGGCTACGTTCACGGGCCAGTTCAAGCAGAACCTGCGCGAGCTGCGGGAAGAGGACCTGTTGCCGAAGGTGGAGCTGACCGACGACGCCCGCGAGCTGGGCAACGCAGTCTCCGACGCATTCAACCAGGCTGTGGCGGATTCTACACCCACAGCGCAGCAGACGCTGGACGGCCTGATGGGGACCGACGAGGACCTGGCGGCCACAGCCGCGCAGAAGGGCAAGGCCACGGCCGAGGGCTTCAAGTCCGGATTCGGCGAGGTGACGGTAACCAATACCGGCGACGTGGACGTTACAGCCATGAGCGCGCGGGCGCAGGAATTGTTCGACCAGATCGATTCCACGCGCATGTTGCAAGAGGAAACGGACGCCCTGAACGAGATTCTTCGCCAGCAGCCCGAGCTGTTGGACGAGATCAACACGGCGTACCTGGACATGCAGATTGCGGCGCTGGCTTCTGCGACGAGCGCGGAAGCTGGATTCCAGCGCGCGTTCCTGAAGATCCGGAAGGAAGCCGAAGACCTTGCGAGCGTCACCGAAGCCATCGTGGACACGCTGGCCGACCACATGACGGACGCGCTGGTGGAAGCTGTCACCGAAGGCACCTTCTCGTGGCGCGAGTTCGCCGAAGGACTCCTGAAGGACCTGACGCGCATCATTGCACGGCTGCTGGTCGTGCAGGCCCTGAACGCAGCAATCGGCGCCCTGGGCGGCGGAGGCGTGTCTGTCAGCGGAGCCATGGCCGAAGGTGGCACGACGCAACCGGGCCGCAGCTACCTGGTGGGCGAGAATGGCCCCGAGCTGTTCACACCGGACAAGACGGGTGCAGTGCAGCCGCTGTCCGCAGCATCCGAGCAGAAGGCCCCGCAGGTGAACGTCCAGGTGGTGAACGTCACCGATCCGAACGAGGTGCCGCAGGCCATCGCAGGCGGCAAGGCCGACGAAGCAATCCTGAACGCCCTGGCCCGCAATCCAGACCGCGTGAAACAAGTAATTGCGTAACACATGTGGCAAGCTAACGTAGGAAGTGGAAGCGGCCGGGCGACGACGTACAAGGATCTTCTGACGAAGATGGTGGGTTTCGCCACCAGCCAGGGCGTGGACACCGTTGCGGTGAACGCGGGCGGCACCGGCTACGTTGTGGGCGACATCATCAACCTGCCGCACGCGGGCGCGTTCCTGTTGGCACGGTTCGAAGTGCTGACCGTGAGCGCGGGCGCAATCACCAGCCTGCGCATCGTGAGCAACGGCGCGTACGGAAACCGCGGGACCAGTGCAACGGTCAGCGCGGGCGGCAGCAACTACGCGGTGGGCAACATCCTGCAAGTCCAGGGCGGCAGCTACAGGTGCCGGGCGAAGTTCAGCGTGGCCACGCTGTCCGGCTCTGCTGTTGCGACGGTCACGGCATTCGAAGACGGCGGCGCGTACAGCAGCACCCCGAGCAACCCGGCGGCCACTACGAAAGTGGGCCCAACTGCGGGCACGGGTTCGGGCTGCACGCTGACCGTAACCTACAGCGGCCTGATAGGATCCACGAACCTGACCACGGCCGGCGGAACGGGCACTGGTGCAACGGTAGACATCACGCTGGCGCAGACTGGAGCCACCGAGGAACGCAACGACAACAAAGCGACGTTCAATAGCCTTACGGACGAGAAGGAAGTGGTGCTGAAGTTCGACGCGACAGGCCGCACGAACAAGCCGTACGTTGGCTTCTGCACAGGGACCACCACGTCGGGAATCAACACGCGGCCGTTCATCGCGATCATCGGCATGATCGCACACAACCCCGCGGCGGCCATGTCGGCCCAGCCGAACATCGTGGGCACACCTGGTACGTTCTCCACAGACGGCATCTACATGATGACCGACGAGAACGCTGCGCAGGAAATGGACTTCTGGATCACGTGCGATGACCTGCGCATCGGCGGCGTCTACAACATCAACAGCGGAGCAGCGAACACCGACGACGGCCAGTACATGCAGTGGTATGCCGGATTCATGGACACGTTCGCCACGGAGTCCGAGAACCCGTACCCGATGTTCGTGGGAGCAACCAGCCGGGACCGCAGCGTGGATCCGTCCACGTCGCAGATCAACCACACCGGCCTGGCCGAGTGCCTGGCCCCGACAGCCGCGAGCAGCCCGCACTACTTCTATCGTGTCGAAACGGGCACGTGGGTGAACATTCAAAACTCCGTCAACTTCGGCAACGACGTGTACGCCCCGAGCGGAATGGGGCCAATGTGCAAGCTGCAAGAGCCGACCAGCGCAGGCGGCCTGACTCCGCTGGAGTGGGTGGCCACGGCCACGGGCAGCCCGCTGGTCCTGCATAATGCAATCGGAAGCACCAGCCGCGGCACGGTGACCCGCCGGCTGCTTCCGATCCCGGGAACGGTGGATCATTTCTTCCCGATCCCCCTTACCGTTATCTCGCACCCTGGCACGACCACAAACCAGGTCCAGGACACGGTGCGCGGCCAGTTGCGTGGCTTCTTCTGGCAGTACAACACGGACGGGTCTGCGGCTACAATCACCAACTTCTCGGAAGACTACATCACCATAGGCTCCGATCGGTACCGGGTGTTCCACAACCACGTGCAGACGGCGCTGTACCAGTTCATCGCGATCAAGGAAGACGTGTAGCATGGCTTTTACTTCGCAGAGCACCAGCAGCATCGCGGACTTCTTCAGCAAGCTGAACACGTTCCTATCCGGCGAGGGGTGGAGCACGCACCACAACGCCAGCCTGGGGGAGTTCGCTGCATGGAAGAATCCCAGCGGGTCCACCTGGATCACGATGGCCACGAACTACGACACGACCACCAGCGACGCCGTGGGCATCTATCAGTGGCACGGTGCAGCCTACAGCAGTGGCAGCAATCCGTGGGCGCAGACGAACGACAGCGGCAACGGTGCAGCCAGCGACACGAACGCTACCCTTGCCGGACAGCGACACGTGAAGCTGGCCGATCAGGCCGCGGTTTCGCAGTTCTGGTGTTTCGAAGACACCAACTACTTCCACGTGGTGGCCCGCACGGGTAACCTGGGCACATACCGGTACTGGCATTTCGGCTCAGGCCTACTGACGAAGTTCAACGACTGGACCGGCGGCGAATACTGCTACGGGCAGGCTGTCGAGGTGATCACGAACGGCGGCGGCGTGGCCCGACTGGCGCCGGCCAGCTATCTGCTGGATGGGCTGGCCGCGGACGGCACCGGTGGCCAGTTCCAAAACATGGAAG